CCAAAGAATTAATAATTCAAAAACCGATAAATTTTCTAATGGGAAGAGCTGGTTCTGGTAAAACTGCATTAGCAACCCAAATTGCTTTAGATCTATTTTTCACCAGGCAAGTTGAAAAAATAGTAATAACTAGACCAACCGTCTCCTCTGAAGAAAATGGATTCCTGCCAGGGACAATTCAAGAAAAAATGGATCCGTGGTTAGTTCCGATTAGAGATAATATGGCGAAAATGTATAATCCTGAAAAAGTTAAACAACTTGAAACAGATAAAAAAATTGAATTAGTTGCATTAACACATTTCAGAGGTAGGACATTTGAAAACTGCATATGTATAGTTGATGAATTCCAAAATCTAACTGAATCACAGTTTGAAATGTGCTTAGGAAGATTAGGTAAGGGGTCTAAAATGATCTTTTGTGGGGATTTAGATCAAATTGATTTATCTTCAAGATTTAAGAATGTGATATCATTAATAGAAGTAATTAAAAAATCCGATCATGTTGGATTTATTGAATTAAAAGAAAATCATAGGCATCATGCTCTTAAGGATATATTTAAATTAATAGAAAAACATAGAAATGGCAATACAGACTAATTATGAAACTCATGACATGGTTTATCCTGATGCTTATATGGTAATCAGAAAAATCACTACAGGGCATGCTGATGAAGATTATTTCGAATTTAATGAAGAAACAGGATTCGAAAATTTAAAATTTAAAAAAGTGTATGAATCAATGATGTATGTGTATATCTATTCAGGTAAAACTGCTAGAGATAATACAGTTGTTCCAATTGATGTTATTAATATGCCATTTGAATATGATATGGCGTCGACAAAAAATATATATGAACAAGCATATGACCATTTATCGAAATCTCCAATGCTTGCAGAACTAATACATATCAATGTATAATTTATTTCTACTAGTAGATCTTCATTTGATGGTATAATTATATTAAATAAAAAGATCTCTTGTTATAGGCAAGATAAATGGAGAATAATATAAATGGCATTCGAACCTCAAGTTACAATTTGGCCTGGATCATCTAGTTATACAACTGGGTCTACTCCATATGGTTATTATGATACTGATGCTGAATTTATATCTGATATAGATAAATTTGCAAAATGGGCAGGTGGCAGATTAGGGTATCCAATACTTAATGTTGAATTAGTAGATCTAAACTTTTACTCAGCCTTTGAAGATGCAGTGGGGAAATATGGTACATTAGTATCATTGTTTAACGCTAGAGATAATATGATTAATGTTTCTGGCTTACCAACGGCATCTATGGATTTCACGGGCCAATATATTCAGCCAACACTATCTGGAATTATTAAATTATCTAAACAATATGCAACAGAAGCTGGTGCTGGCGGATTATTAACCTACTATACAGGATCCGTAGCGTTGCGCGAAGGAGTTCAGGTATACGATTTTAAAGATCCAACAGCTATAACAGTCGAACGTGGAAATATTAATACTGATTCATTTACAATTAGAAAGGTGTTTTATGATGGATTCCCAGCAGCTTCAGTCAATCCATTGAGTATATCATCCGATTATAATATACTTAATGAATTTGGATGGAGTAGAACAACTGGCGAAACAGTATTGATGCCATTAAATTATGATATCGCTAGAATGCAAGAGATAGAAATGTCTAATCAAATTCGCCGAGCATCATACACATTTCAACTTACAAATAATAGATTATTTATATTTCCAATTCCAACAGAAGATTTAACATTATGGTTTAATTATACATTAGATGATGATATTCTTGGTAATACCGGATCAGCTGGGGCCATTTCTGATATCAGTAATATACCATATCACAATTTAGTATATTCAAGAATAAATGATTTAGGTAGAGATTGGATTAAAAGATATGGATTGGCAATTTGCAAAGAAACATTAGGGCTTATACGCGGCAAGCTTAGCGCTATACCATTTTCAGATAATAATGAAATAACTCTTAATTCGGCAGATTTAATATCACAAGCTGCAACAGAACAAGAAAATTTAATAACAGAATTAAAAGAAATTTTGGAAAGTACATCAAAACAATCTCAATTAGAACGAAAACAAGCGGAAGCGGATGCAATATCAGAACAATTAAAAAAGGTGCCATTGTCAATTTATATAAGGTAAAAAATGAAATTAGCAAAGGAAGTGAAAAAAATTTTAAAAGAAGAAGGATTTGCACCAATCAGTCCTGCTCTTGCTCATAAAATATATGATATCATCAAAAAAGATTTTCCTAATGATGAAGTTGTTAATACTATGATTGCAAGTCAATTTTATTTATACCTTGCCAAGAGGTTAAAATAATGCCATTATTTATTGCATCAAAAGAGGCAGCATTTCTAAAAGGAATACATACTGAAGTCTCACACAGGATCATTTCTACAGAGGTATTGATTTTTAAAATATCTCAAGAAAATACCAAAACAAATATATATGGTGAATCTGTCGATAGAGTATATAAACCAGGAATTAGAACCTACGCCACGGTATCTGCTCAAGACAGAACATCAAATTCAGATAATGGATTCACAGATTCAACAAAGGCTATAATATTTTCTTTTATAAAAGCAGATCTGAAAAATCAAAATACATTTTTGGCTGAAGGAGACGTCATATTTTATGATAATTCATATTTTCAAGTAGATAATGTAAATGATGGAAAGTATTGGAGTGAAAGAAATCCAAATACTAATATTGGTATGGTTCAAAATAATTGGGAGTTGCATGGATATGATTATATAATTGTGTGCGAAACTCATATTACAAAGCGATCTAAATTAAATATCGAGGAAGTTAGAACTGGAGATAATTCTGCTGTAGAATATATTCCTCCATCTATTAACAAATACTTATAATATATGGAAAATCCTAGAATTGATACAACACCAACTAATCCTACATCGGAAAGAAATAGAGCACTAGACGTCAGAAGAGATAATGATAATGTAGTTATCCCATCCATAACATTATATGATATTGATTTTGCAATACTTTATCATCTTAAAGAAGTAATACAACCGCAAGTAGTTGAAAATGGAAACATTATTACAGTTCCAATAAAATTCGCAGATGGTGAATTATGGGCACAAATTCAAAGAGATGGATATTTACGTGATTCTAATAGAAATTTGATTTTACCATTGATTTCTATTAGAAGAGTATCGATGCAAGAAGATGATCGATTTCCAAATTTAAATGTAAATGCAACAAATGAAGCCAATTCAATGATTGTGATTCCTGTTATTCAAAAAAATAATATACATGATCTGCCTAGAAAGAATAATATGGTTTCATATGAATTATATGTTAGTCAAATACCACAACGGGTTCGTATAAACTATGAAATAATAATATGGGCAGAAACAATAACTCATTTAAATACCATTACTGAAACTATTATTCCTAATAGCAGTTTACCATGGGGAGATTCATTTAAATTTGTAACAAAAATTGAAGATTATTCGTTTGATGTTACTAATAATACTGGAGAAGAACGAGCGGCGAAATGTACAATAAACTTACTAGTTGATGGGCAGTTACAAAACGAATTCAACTATAAGGAATCAGCATTGCAAAAATCATATTCAATTAAAAGAGTAGTGTTTAAAAATGAAGTTCAAGAAGATAATTTAATAGTCGATTATCTTCCAAAATTAATTAAACCATCTGAATCCAGATTATCTAGAAGAATTTTAGAACAAAAATTATAATTTTTTATTGGTTGGATAAGAATTGTAATATTTATAATTAAAATATAGTAAGGAAAATTTAATGGCAAATAATATTTATTTATCCGCAGGTGTTTATAACCGAGAATATGATTTATCATTCTTGCCTGCACAAATTGTAGCTCCTGGATTATGTGTTGTTGGACCAACCGCAAGAGGACCAGCAATGGTACCTACAACAATATCAACATATTCAGAATATCTTAGATGGTTTGGTGATGTATTTTCATCAGGATCAGGCGCAGGATTGAAAGAATATAAATATTTGACATCTTATGCGGTTCAAGAATATCTTAGATGGGGTGAAACAGTAATTGTTTGTAGAATATTGGCTGGAAATTATGCTTCAGCATATACATATGTAAAGGCGGCTAGCACTCCAACTTCTAGCTTCTCCGCATCGGATATGAGTTTTAAATTAGTAGCTTTATCATCTGGTGATATAACTAATTCAGGTGCTACTATAGCATCTTTATCAGGATCAGGAATTACAGCAGATGAACCTTCAGTAGATGGTTTATTGCAATCTGGATCTAGATATAATCTAAGATGGGAAGTGGCTAATGTAGATACTAATAGAGGTACATTTGATTTATATATTAGAAGGGGAGACGATTCCAATTCTAGAAAAATTATAATGGAACAATATTCAGGAATATCATTAGATCCAAATACTAGTAACTTTATTACTAAGGTTATTGGTAATCAAACATACGGATTAAAATATGATTCAAATGGTGCGCCATATTTACAGTTAACTGGATCAGAAAAGAATAATTCTAGATTCGTTCGCGTAGAAGCAGTATATAAAAATACATTGAATTATTTATATGATAATGGAACATTATCTAATCCAGCATTATCTGCATCATTACCGGTAGCTTGTTCCGGGACATTCGGAGCAGGAAGCGAAGGAAATGTATCCCATCCAAAATCAATGAATGAATATATTTGGAATTTGAATACTCAAGGATTTAATGTAGCGTCTGCATCATATGGAAAAACAGCATATGAAGACGCAATTGATATATTGTCTAACACAGATCAATATGATTTTGATTTATTCATGACTCCGGGATTAATAGATAACTTAGATGATCATGCTAAAATAATTACTAGAGCTATATCAATGATTGA